GGCGTGTCATCCCAATACGCAAAGCAGTAGGCATTACGGGTCATCATCGCATCCGTGGCCCATTCGTAAATTACCTGAACCCAATCATTCTTCTGCTGAATGATGAAGTTCACATAATCAGACTCTTGTTTTGCGGATTCTTCATCTTCCGGCCCGATGGGGTCGAAGCGCACTACGTCATCACCAGCGGTGAATATCCTGATAATCGAAGGCTTAATCCATTCAATCGTGTCCGCTACGTCTTTACTGACGACATGGGAGCGACCCTCTACCTCATTGCCAAACGGCCTGCCATAGTAGTAATCAATAGCTTTAGCGCGGTCATTGGAAAGGTCGTCATTGTCACTTCCGAATGCGGAACCTTCCTCCGCGTCTATAGCGGCAAGCAGTCGTTGAATATCAGGCATTAGAAAATCCCATTAGACGGATACTGGATTGCTTTCCTCCAGTTGTTTGTTTTGTTCAATCCAGCGTTTGCGAAGGTCATCAACCAGGCATCAGCGCGGTTAGGACTAGCCACACCCCTTCGCTTCATTTCGTCCTTGCTCTCAACCTTCAGTTTTCCGTTTGAGAGAATTTGATATTTAGGCGTCGTTAGCTCACCGATTAAAGCCTCGTCCTCGCACAACCGGCAATCAAGAGCCTCTAGCCACTCACGCCCCTTGAACCACAGCTCATCACGAAGGCGGCTGTATTTACCGTCTACAGACGGAGACTCGGAGACATTCACCCCAACCACCGGGAGCCCGATCTCTTTTGCGCGATCTACAACACCGGCACCCAATCCGATAACGTCAACGCAGATGTGGGATGGCTTTACTTTTGACGCGTCGTATTCGTTCTTCAACAAACCAACCGTCTGCATCAGGTCTTTACCGAACCATTCTTTAGTAATCTCTAGCTGAGAATTACCCTGACGCTTGGCTAAAGCCGTGGAGTCATCACCAAAACGGGCGACATCCAATCCCCAAATAACAGGGGCGTTTGTTTTCTCGACCTGCCTTGATTTGGCAGACTCGCACAAGTGCAGAGGAATCACGCCATCAGCAGCCGTGGCGAAGTTGCCCTTCACACGTATCTGGTAGATGGGAGAGTCAACGCCATATTTAAGGCGCATTTCCTCGATGTATTTCTTTGAGACTAGCGGGCTTTCCTCACCGTCCCAATGCAGACAGGCCCAAGCTGACCGCATCTTGTGGTGGCTGTCATAAAAATAGCCGTCCTCCCTCGTCGGGTTAGCGGCCATCACCACAAAGGATGATTCAGTAGACAAAGCACCTTCGGCAACCTGAAAGACCTGCTCAGGAACACCGGAAGCCTCATCAATCAGGAATAGAAGGTTTTCACTGTGGAACCCTTGTAGAGCCTCAGGATTCTCAGGTCTGGATGTCCTGGCTACAGCGAAAGACTCTTGAGGGTCGGAGACTAGCTGGAACCTCTCAGACCGCCATTCAAACTCGCTACCGAGCTCAGGAAGCCTTTCCTTCAAGACTCTGTGCCACTTCGCAACCTCTGCCCACAAGACATCCGTTAATTGATGGGATGTCGGAGCAGTGCAGGGAACCTTACAAGGGAAGTAACAAGTCTGGAACCACAGAACACACCAAGCCTCGAAAGTCGATTTTCCTGTTCCATGACCAGAACGGATCGACACCTTCTTTTTCTCAACAATGGCTTTACTGGCTTGCCATTGCTGGTCTGTTGGTTTCGCCCCTAATGCTTCTTCTGCAAATAAGGCCGGCCCGCCCTCACGCCATCTAAGTATGGTCTTTTGAGCCGACGCTAAGTCCACTCAAGACCCCAACAAGATTGCCAGTTACATTTGCATCTATGCTCTGTGTCGCACGACCATCCATCCGGTCGCCAATCTCTTTCCATGCTTCCTTGTCGCCTTGAGCAGCAGCAGATACAACTTTATCCGCCACCTTTGAAAGACCTATATCAACATCGCCTTCACCAATGCGGGCAAGGGCTTTTTCTAGTGCTTTTTGCCATCTCTTGCCCTTAACTGCGTTTTGATTTCCTTGTGGTGCGGCCATTTGTTAAGTCAATCTTTAAGTATTTGTTTTTGTTAAGCGGTTGTGATGCTTGAGAATCGTTTCATAATCATCGGGTTCCCACACTATTAGCTGTTTCTTGTTCCTGAAACTTAACTGTGAGTTTTTAGGAAAACCACCTTTTGTTAGGTGTTCTTCCATGTTGAAGTCGTTATGCTTCGGACTCATGTTAAATATTAAGTATGGGCAATCAGAGAACATGCACATTGCCATCGGGCCGCTGTTAACTCCGTAATTCATTAAGCATTCGGAGTAGACAGCCATCCTCCACTGAATATCAATGGGGTTTAACTCACAGTCATTTAAGATAATGACTTGATAACCCTCGGATTGGAGGTGTTTAGTAAACTTGTCCCAAGCTGGCTTGTTTGAATCTCGCCACTTGTTTCTAATCGAGTCTCTTATTGTTATGGAGACTGTATTTTTTAGTCCTATTCCTGCGGTAGGCTTTAGCTTGTTAATAGAGCCGGTCTTTTTGTAAGTAGCCTCCACTTCACCGATATGCCAACCAAACCTCTCTCCATCTCTTTTAGAGCCTACCGTAAACGTCAGGCCACTTAATTTAGTGGAGGGGACGAGAATGTTTCCAAAACGCTTCCAGGCGGTTACTTCGTCGTATTTGTCCGTCCTGATACCTTGGTCTATAACGAAGTGGACATGATCGACTCCGTTACTTCTGGCGATTGTTGACCAGGTAATAAAATCAAAAGTGGTGGGGTCTGTAGAAAGGTCGTATATACCTTCCCTCATGTCTCAGTCACCAAAGGGGTAGGACTCAAATAACCCTCTTTAAGCTGCCAGTTAACAGAACTAATAGAATTGCTCAGTGATAGGTATTTATCCGCCCACTCCCTATCACTTGCGGACAGGACGTTTTCAAGACCAAACTTGAAAGACTCAGATTCGCTAAAAGGCTCTCGACCAGACTTAACAAGCCTCTGGTATTCCTCTACACCGTTAAGGAATAGAGTTAATGCGTCGTCAAGAGTCATTTAGTGATCGCCCGTGGGCCGACTTTGCTTTTTAAGCAAACGGGAGGGAGAGTGTGTCGGTAGGGCGATCATTAAATGGCTCATAAAAAAACCCGCCGTTAAGCGGGTTATATCTAACTCGGTCTTACTCTAGGTATAGGTGCCTACTCGTCTGCGACTGATGGAACTAGCTTCTATTTGTCCAACAGCATCCGTCTTTCGGCTATTCATGCGTCCACCGGCACTGCGGGTGAACTCGTGGGCTATGCCCTTACGGATTATTTACCGCGCCATACATGAATCCTGGAGCGACCCATGGGAATCGAACCCATTCAGCATCGCTTGGAAGGCGAGCGTCCAACCGGAGGCAAGGCCGCGTTTATTCAAGGCGAGTTCCATCATCAATAGGTGGAACCCTTTAACGCGCACATCAAGCGGTAGCTGCCCGAAGGCTCCCGCCCTTTCATCGCGCTCGACCGAACTAGGGTTAGACGGTCTTGGTTACGACTACTTTATAGCGTGCGAGTTTCAACTACGCAAGAACTTCTAACTTACTGTCGTCAGTGTTTCATGTGGAACAAGCATCCTTAACCTTCGTATTTCTCTCATTGCATCCTTCATTGTCTTAATGCGTTTATTGATCCCGTAAGTCTTGGTGTAATGATTGACTGTTTGTTTAGTAATCCCCAATTCATCAGCTATTTCTTCCAAAGTCTTAACGTCGATGTTTTGCTCGATGTGACTTAAAAATTCTCTTTTTCTGTTGGCTGGCATGTTAATTACCCAACTTAGATACGCACTCAACTATGGCGCGGTTAAGGTCGGCGTTTTCAGCTTGTGCGCCACCAATGCCGACAACAAACCATCCGCCATCATTTGCGTCATCAACCGTAAGCCGGAACTTCTTTAGCAATTCCATTGCTTGCGCGTCTTTGTGCAGTGGGTCGTAGGTGAGAAAACCGCTTGCCTCGTCCAGAAGATGCGAACCACTCTCAACGAATCTATATCTTGGCGCACCAAGTCCCATTAATTCAGCACATTTCTTTACCATCTCAAGGTCGGTCATTTAAGCCTCTTTCTTACTTGGGGTTTTCTGTCTGCCGTTTTTCATTCGCAACCCTTGTTATTTCAACGCAAAACGCCTTTTTCTGGTAAAGCCATGTGGTTTCGTTGTTAATTTTTACGCTT